CTCTGGCCGATAAAGCGCTCAAGGGCAGACCGGCAAATGTGATGGAGTTTCCAGTAAGTCCCATCGAAGTCGGGGAATTGCCAGAAAGCGCAGACATTGAAGGCGCTGATATGCCTAAACCGAGCGAGTATCTCTCGGCGAAACAGCGTGATCTTCAGGTCAAAGAAGGCAATAATACCAGAGTAATACGGGGGAAACCACTGGGAGCCGACTTGATTTTCATTGAAACAATGAAATGGCTGAAAGCCAGAGGGTGTGATCAGCTGATCAATCCGAGGCAAGTTGAGAGCTATGCCGAGGCTTTTGCAAGGTATATCCAATGCTCGGAGGCATTGAGCATATTTGGATTGATAGGCAAGCACCCCACGACTGGAGCGCCAATCAAAAGTCCGTATTTCGATATGCAGATTGGATTCCAGAAACAGGCGAATGTGATCTGGTATGAGATATTCCAAGTGGTGAAAGAGAACAGTCTCACGCCTTATGAGGGAATGCCGACTGGCGATTCCATGGAGGCATTGCTGTTGGGGGGTCGGGACGGATGGTAAATTACAAGCCCACCCGCTTTATGCTTTCGACCAGTCGATACAGCCAGAAGGCTGCAGACCATGCTGTCAACTTCATTCAGAACCTTACGCATACCAAGGGCAAGTGGTCTGGAAAGCGCTTTGAGCTGATGGGGTGGCAGGAGCAGATCATTCGTGATGTGTTTGGCACTTTAAAGCCCAATGGGTACAGGCAGTTCAACACAGCGTATATCGAAATACCGAAGAAGAACGGAAAATCAGAACTCGCGGCAGCAGTAGCTTTACTGCTCCTATGCGGTGACTATGAGGACGGCGCTGAGATTTATGGCTGTGCCGCTGATCGGCAGCAGGCCACTATCGTGTTTGACGTTGCGGCGGATATGGTGCGCAACTCCCCGGTGCTGTCAAAGTACTGCAAGGTGAACAAATCATCAAAGCGCATTACCTTCCTGCCAAAGAGCAGCTATTATCAGGTGTTGTCAGCCGAAGCTTATTCAAAGCATGGCTTCAATGTCCACGGTGTCGTATTCGATGAGTTACACGCTCAGCCAGATCGACGCCTTTTTGATGTCATGACAAAAGGCTCAGGTGATGCCCGAACGCAGCCGCTGTATTTTTTGATTACAACCGCTGGCACCGATACGCATTCCATCTGCTATGAGCAGCACCAGAAGGCTTTGGATATCCTGTCAGGGCGTAAGAACGACCCGACATTTTACCCAGTCATATATGGCGCTGCCGACAACGACGATTGGACATCGCCGGAAGTATGGAAACGTGCCAATCCTTCTCTGGGCGATACCATTACTATCGATAAGGTGGAGGCCGCTTGTGAAAGCGCAAAACAGAATCCTGCTGAGGAGAATGCTTTCCGACAGTTGCGCTTGAATCAGTGGGTCAAACAGGCGGTGCGCTGGATGCCTATGGACAAATGGGATAAATGCATCAGTTCGATTGACGAAAGTGAACTCGAAGGGCGAATCTGTTATGGCGGGCTTGACCTCTCGTCCACGACAGACATTACGGCCTTTGTTCTGGTGTTCCCACCGCAGGACGAGGATGACAGCTATGTCATCCTCCCCTATTTCTGGATTCCCGAGGAGGAAATGGAGCGACGATCCCGCAAAGACCATGTGCTTTATGACCTGTGGCACCACCAGGGATATCTTGAAGCAACTGAGGGTGAAGTCGTGCACTACGCATACATCGAAAAGTTCATTGAGAAACTGGGCGAGCGGTTCAACATCGCGGAGATTGCCTATGACCGATGGGGTGCAACACAGATGGTTCAGGATCTGGAAGGCATGGGCTTCACGGTCGTACCATTCGGCCAGGGCTTCAAGAGTATGTCTCCACCGACGAAAGAGCTACTTAAACTGGTGCTTGAAAAGCGAATCGCGCACACGGGACATCCGGTACTTCACTGGATGATGGACAACGTGGTTATCCGCAAAGACCCTTCCGGCAACATTAAAGCGGACAAAGAGAAGTCGACTGAGAAGATCGACGGCGCGGTGGCAACGATCATGGCGCTTGACCGAGCGATTCGGTGCGGCAATGAGCTACAGGAAAGTGTGTATGAGACGCGAGGATTTTTATTTTTGTAGGAGCTGATCAAATATGGGACTGATATCCAGTATTTTTCGGGCGAGGGATAAGCCCTTGACCAACAGTCTGCCGGGAGTGAGTTTCCTGCCCTGGCTGGGCAACTCAAAGGCCGGACAGTATGTCAACGAGCGTTCCGCGCTTCAGATCACGGCAGTTTACGCCTGTGTGCGCATACTCGCGGAGGCTATCGCGGGGATGCCTCTTCACGTATACAATTATGAGAAGGATGGCAGCAAAGTAAAGGCCATAGATCATAGCTTGTACTCCATCCTCCACGATGAGCCAAACCCGGAGATGACGTCATTTATTTTCAGAGAAACCCTGATGACGCACATTCTGATGTGGGGAAATGCCTATGCGCAGATCATCCGCAATGGACGCGGTGAGGTTATTGGACTGTACCCGTTGATGGCGAATCGCATGAAGGTGGATCGTGACACCAAGACCGGCGAATTGTATTACGAGTATACGATGCAGTCAGATGATGGCGCCGATATAAAAAAAGGCACCGTCAGACTGTCTCCGTATGAGGTGTTGCATATTCCCGGTTTGGGCTTTGACGGTCTGGTGGGCTATTCCCCTATCGCTATGGCAAAGAACGCCATTGGTATGGCTATGGCTGCGGAGGACTACGGCGCTAAATTCTTTGCTGACGGTGGTACACCGAAGGGTATATTGAAGATGCCTACAAAGATCACCGATTATGACCGTATACGGGAAAGCTGGCGCAAGGGCTTCAACAGCCCCAGTGGCGGCAATGTCGCAATTCTTGAGCAGGGTGTTGATTACTCTGCCATCTCCATCAATCCGCAGGAAGCTCAGTTCATAGAAACGCGCAAATTCCAGATTGATGAGATTGCCCGTATTTTCAGGGTTCCGCCGCATATGGTCGGGGATCTGGAGAAATCCAGCTTTTCAAACATCGAACAGCAGTCGCTTGAATTTGCGAAATACACGCTTGATCCCTGGGTGAATCGGTGGGAGCAGTCAATGCGGCGCTCCCTTTTGACCCCGGACGAGAAGAAAAACATGTTCATCAAATTCAATGTGGATGGTCTGCTGCGCGGCGACTATCAGTCCAGAATGAATGGCTATGCTGTCGCAAGGCAGAACGGCTGGATGAGTGCCAATGACATTCGGGAATTGGAAAACATGGACAGGATACCAGCCGATCAGGGCGGCGATGACTATCTTGTCAATGGCAACATGATTTCCACCACGCGGGCACGGGAAGGAGGCGAAGACTGAATGTGAAGGTTAAACTCGTATATGGGTGTCCATGTTCTGGGAAAAGCACCTATGTGAGCAGTCACGCAACGTACAGCGATTTGATATACGACTATGATGCGCTTCTGTCGGCGACCACCACTCAAAAGGAGCATTTGGTGGCGAGACACAAGGCGCATTTTGTTTTGCTCGAATTGCGTAAATCGTTGGTAGACCTCGCTTCACAGGAAACTTCCATCGAAACACTGTGGATGCAGTGCCGCTGGCCCACGGATAAGCTGAAAGACATCCTCGAAGGATGCGATGTCGAGGAGATATTTATCAAAGCAACCAAGGCCGAGTGCTACGAGCGACTTGAAGCAGATGACAGTCGCCCGGACAAGGAAGAATGGAAGAACATTATTGATGCTTGGTTCGATGAACATGGCGAACCGGCAGGAGAGGAGGTAAATGATAAAGTGAATAAGTTCTGGTCTTTTATCAACAAAAGCGTCACTGACGATGATGGCAATGTCACCACGACCCGTCAGCTTCGCATTGACGGTCCCATCGCAGATGAAAGCTGGTGGGGCGATGAAGTCACTCCGGCGCTTTTCCGGGATGAGCTGGAGGCAGTGTCCGGCGACATCGAGGTGTGGATCAACAGTCCTGGCGGTGATGTGTTCGCGGCGGCTCAGATCTACAACATGCTGATGGAGCATAAGGGCAATGTCAAGGTTGTCATTGATGCGCTGGCGGCTTCTGCCGCATCTATCATCGCTATGGCGGGCACCGATGTTTTCATCTCTCCCGTTGCCATG